TATGATGTACCTTCATGGGGTGAAAGAATAGCAGGTGATTTAGACAGCTCACCAACACCAAGTTTTGTAGATACAAAAATTAATGACATTTATTTTCATAGAAATAGATTAGGTTTTCTTGCAGATGAAAATGTTATCTTGTCTAGGTCTGGAGAGAATTTTGAATTTTTTAATGAAACAGTTACAGATGCTTTAGATACAGACCCTATTGATGTAAATGTATCTCATACCAAAGTTTCAATTTTAAAACATGCAGTTGCATTTGATGAAAAGCTTTTATTATTTAGTGACCAAACACAATTTATTTTAACTGGTGGTGCAAGTTTATCTCCAGGAAGTGTTTCAGTTAATGTCACTACTGAATATGAAACATTAGATACAGTGTCACCAGTTGGTTCTGGTAACAATGTATTCTTTGCTTTTAACAAAGGACAGTTCACAGGTGTAAGAGAAATGTATGTTGAAAGTGATGGAGAAACAAATCAAGGTGAAGATATAACAGCTAACATACCTAAATATGTTCCTTCAGATGTTTTTAAATTTGCTATTGCATCTAATGAAAACATTTTAGTTTGTTTAAGTAGCAAGACAGGACAACTTAATAGTTTATATATTTATCAATGGTTCTTTTCTAATAGTAAAAGATTACAAAGTGCTTGGCATAAATGGACAATTGGTGATGATAATAACACTAAAATTTTAAACGCAGACTTTATAGGAACAACTTTATATTTAGTTATAGAGAGGTCTGATGGAGTTTATATTGAAACTGTTGATTGCGCTCCAGCTTCAGTTGATGTTGGAGAAACTTATCTAACTCATTTAGATAGAAAATTAAGTAATGCAGATATTACTGAAAGTTATGATGCAGGAACAAATTTAACTACAATAACTTTACCTTACACAATTGATGCTACTATGAAATTAGTAGGTAAAAGTGGAGCCTCAAATAAAGCTGGAAGAGATATATCTTTAGCTTCACAGACAGGAACAACTATTACTGTAAATGGTGATATAACTGCCTTTAATTACTTTATTGGTGAGCAATACCAGTTTGATTATACATTCTCTCAACAATACCTGGCACTTGGAACTAACACTCAAGGCTCAAGAACAAGAATTAGAGAAGGTAGATTACAAATAAGAAATTGGACAGTTTCATTTAATGATACAGGATTTTTTCAATCTTCAGTAACACCAGTTGGTAGAGACGCTTCAGTTGCTACATTCACAGGTACCATTGTAGGTACAGGTTTAGCTGGTTCAGTTAATTTAGAAGATGGAGATTTTACTTTTGCAGTTCAAAGTAGAAATGAAAACTTAACTATTAGTCTTACTAATAATAGTCATCTACCATGTAACTTTGTTAATGCAGAGTGGGAAGGATATTATGTCTCCCAGGCATCAAATTCTTAAACCACACTTAAGAGTAGCTACAGAAGAAGATTGTATTTATTTATCTAAAAATTTAAGAGAAGAAGATATTAGAGAAATAAAAGCAGTTACAGGTTTACCACCATTATTATCATTATTAATTGGACTTAAAATAAGTTCAGTACCTTTAGTTATATGTGATGAGAATAGTAAACCAGTTGCTATGCTTGGTGTTGTACCTACTGGAATAATTGGTTTTATTTGGATGGTAGGAACAAAAGATTTAAAAAAAATAAGCTTGTCTTTTTTAAGACATTCAAAAAAAGTTTGTGATGTACTTAAAGGAAAACATCAAGTTCTACATAACTATGTAGATAAAAGAAATAAACTTCATATCACTTGGCTTAAATGGATGGGATTTACCATTTTAAAAGAAGTTGATTATGGAATTGAAAATAGAAAATTTTATGAATTTATTAAAATATAATGTGTAACCCATATATAGTCGCTGGTGCGTCTGCTGTACTGCAATATCAAGTTGCTAATGCTCAACAGAAGTCAGCACAACAACAAGCACAAAGACAAAATGAATTAGCTTTAAGAAACAGAGACGCTAAAATTACAACTTCACAAAGACAGTTAATAGAAAAAACAAAAGCAAGATTAACTAGAATTGGTGATGCCGAAAAGACAAGCAGAAAGAAAAGGTCTATTTTTAAAACTAATAGAGAAAATATTGGTGGTAATTCTTATGAGTTCTTATTAGCAAATTATTATAGCACTGAAGGTGATTACAAGAATAGAGTTTTAGGAAATATCGAAAGAAGTAAATTTAATTATTTATATGGAACATTACCTGCAATAGATAACCAGTATCAAGGTCAAAGCACTTATGTGCCTCAAGTAAACCAAGGTTACAATGCTTTAAATTCTGGATTAACTTTTGCTTCAACTTACTACGATTATAAATCCAAAAGAAACAGATATGAAACTGATGTAGACCCATACGATTATGGTAGTTCTGAAAGTCTCTCATACGATGGATGGGAGGATTAATGGCTAAAAGAGACCCAAGCGCAGAATTTAATCAAATGCCAGAAATGACTATAGAAACTGTTGATTACAACATGTTCTATAAGCCAGAGGCAAAGCCAGTTAGTGCTGGTTTACAACAATTATCTAAATCATTAGCTGGATTAGTACCTTCTTTAACTAACTACGCTATCACTGAAGAAATTAAAGCATCAGAAAAAGAGAAGAATAAAGCAATAGCTGATTACAATTCTAACAAAAATGCTTTCAAGGATTTAGTTAAGTCTGGAAAAATACCAGAAGGAGCTAACCCACATTACTTTAATAAAATGATGGAGTTAGATTTAACAAATAAAGCTAGAAAATTTAAAAATGAATTTGATTTGTTTGCTTCAGAAAACAGACTTGAAGAAAATTTAACACCAGATGCTTGGAATGAAACATATGAAGCTCAATTAAAATCTTTTTTTGAAAGAGAAAATATCGGTAAGTATGACCAAGTAGCTCAAGCTAAAGCATTTTTTAATAATACTTCTACTTTTAGAAATGAAAGAGAACAACAGTTTATGGCTAGTAGGATGGCTTTTATTAAAAAGAATACACAAAACAATGCTATTAAAAATTATGCTGGAATGTTTATTGAAGCTCAATCAGATGGATTAGATAACGATACTTTGTTTAGTAAAATTAAAGATGAAACAAAATCTTTTATGGACACTGGAACAAGTGGTGAAAGAGCTAATGATTTATTCCTAGGTGGTTTTAAGAAATATTTAGATGTAATTAATGACCAAGATGGATTTGACTATGCTAGACAAGTTCTTAATGGGATGGGTGACCTAAAATTAGGTACTGGTTATTTTGCTGGTGAAAAAGGCAGAAGAAGAAATGAAACTGTAAGATTAGAATTAATAGATGAGCTTAATGCTAAAGAGTTAGAATTTTTAGATGGAGAGAAAAAACTTTTTAATGTTAGAGACGATAGACAAAAACAAAAATTAGGTGAAGAGTTCTTTGAAGAATTTAATAAAGAAGATTTTAATTTATCAACTTTTAGTAATCAATTAATAGAAAATTCAAATGGTGAGTTAGTTTCTAAATATACTAAAAAAGACCAATTTTATATTAGAGGTTTAAATGAAGCTTTACAGAAAACAGTTACAATAACCACAAGTGACATTGGTGCCTTACAGACTTTATTAGAATTAGAAGAAAACAATCCATATCTTGTAAAACAAAAAGCTTCAGAGTTTGCTAGAGATGGAAAGTTAAGTAATTCTGATTTTAAATATTATTATAATTCTACAAATAGAAAACAGATTACAGAGAAAAATAATTTCTTTATTTTAAGTTCACCATTTCAATCCTACATGTCTTTGTTTAAAGACAAAAATATAGCAAGTGTTCCTGGGTTCGCATTGGAATTACCAATGTTAAAAAGTAGATTTAATACAGACATGGTTGCTTGGCATAGAGAAAATTCTATTAAAGAAGAATATAAAGACCAACCTTACAAATATCAAAAAGCTTTTGATGCCCAAGTTAAATTTTTAATGGGGGATATATTAGCTGATAGTCAATTTATACAGGCTGTCTACGATGATTTTGGTAAGGAAATATCAAAAAAATACTCAATATTTATTGAGGACAGGAGACCTAAAGATTAATGGCACAAATAGTAAATAGAAATGGACAAGAGTTTCCATTTCCAGACGATTATACTCAAGAGCAGATTGATGCTTACTTTGATGATTTAGAAAATAAAAATCAAAATACAGAGACAAAACCTAAAGAAGAAGAAGAGGGCAGAGGTATTTTAACCGATGTACCAGTTCAAGCTGTAGGTGGTGTTGCCGATGCTAGTAAATCTGCATTAAGATTAATTGAAGGTGTAGGCCAAGACATGAAAAGAAAATTCAATGTTGGTGGTTTTACCTTTGGTGATAATGCTAGTAATGGTTTTGCTGAATATCATACTTATGATGATGTAATTAAAAACAATATTAAATTACCTGTATCTGGAGACCCAACAGTAGTTGGTGATAGTGCTTTTGAAAATGTTATTCCAGATATTGATGAAGCAGATACAACAACAGGTTCAGTTACTAGAAGTATTTCACAATTTTTATCTGGTTGGTATTTAACTAAACCTGCTAAAGGACTTCAATTTGTTTCTGGTGGAAGTAAAGTTGCAAACTTTGCTAAAGCTACAACAAGAGGAGCAGTTGCAGATTTTGTAGCTTTTGATGAAGAGACAGGAAGATTTATGGATATGTTAAATACACAGTTTCCATCATTACAAAATCCATTATTTGAATACTTATCTTCAGAAGGTAAAGACGAAGGTTTTTACGAAGCTAGATTTAAAAACGCATTAGAAGGAGCTTTACTTGGTGGAGTTATGGAAGGTGTTATTAGGTCACCAGGATTAATTAAAGACCAGTTATCTGGTTTTGCTAGATGGATTAAATTAAAAAGACAATCATTAGATGGAAAAACTAAAGATGTTTCTAAATTAGCAAAAGTTGAAAGAGAGTTAATAAGACAAGCAGAAGAAAATTTTACTGCTTCTGGAAAAAAGAGTACACAAAAATTAGTTGAAAGTATTATTAAAGATAGTGGTTCTGATAAAATAAGTGGAGTTGTAAAAGAAATTCAAGAAACAGCTACAGATGATTTATTAAGCACAAGAATTGTAGACAATTTTTCAAAATATCAAGAGAGAGTTAGAAAAGGTGGCAAAGCTAATTGGAGAGATATTGATGAAGCATTAGATTTAGGATTATCTCCTAGAGCATACGCTGACACAAACTTTGGAATTATAGCTTTAAACGCTATGAGAAAAATAATTAACACAGAGAAAAAGTTTGATGTGATGTCTACTGAAATAATTAAAAGACAAGCAACAAAAGCTGGATATGACATTATCCAAACAACAAAAATGTTAGGACAGCTTGGTAATAAAATGGAGCAAGGTCTTAAGTTTATGTATGCTTCTCAAGCTATCCAACAAAACCTTGCAGATGCTTTATATAAAATGTCTGTAGGTTTATCTAAAGGTACTAAAGAATATACGCAAAAAGAGGCCATGATTACTACTGCCTTGTTAATGAGATTAATGAGGTTTGATGACAAAGTTGCATCTAATCTTGGTAGAGGTTTAAATTTAAGAGGTATTTTAAAAGACCAAAATGTTGATTTAGCTAATGACCAGATACTTAATTTAGTAAGAAACATGGATAGTTGGCCTGGAGATATTAAGGCTTTTTATCAAGGTGTTGCTCAAGTTAGAGATAAAAACATGCTTACAAGAATTATGGATTTCACTTTTAGAAATCAAGCTTGGAATAAAGCAAATGAAGTTTGGATGTCTTTTGCATTATCAAATCCAAAAACTCAAATAATTAACATTGTATCAACTGCAAATAATTTATTTTTAAGACCAATACAAACTTGGACAGGAAGTAAATTAACTTGGGGCTTAGATGATTACACTAAACAAGTTATGAAAGAACAAGGTGAAGACATGGTTTCTACTATGGCAGGTTACAGAAGTTATTTATCTGATGCACTAACATTTACTAAAAAAGCATTTAACGATGAAGATAGTATATTGTTCGCTGGTAGTACAAAGTTTGACACTAATACAAAAGCATTAGGAAATAGTAAGACAGCAAAAGCTATAAGAACACCATTAAGAGGTCTTACTGCTATGGATGAATTTTTTAAACAAATTTCATATAGAGCAAGATTAAGCGCTATAGCTACAAGAGAAGCAATAGAGAGTGGTGCTTCAAATACTAAAATAGTAATGACATTAAAAGATGGAACTAAAATTTCTGAATTTGATGCTTTAGTTGCTAAAAGATTTAAAGCAGGTTTTGATGAAACAGGTGTAATAGCTGTAGATAAAG